ATATTGCAGATGATGTAATAACATATACTTTTGAGTATAACTTTATAACTGTATGATAGGAGAAATACATGGCAGTAATTAATGTAACAAGCGGTTCACAAGCAATCCTCACATTAGGTAATACAGCACCTTTGGCAGAGCCAGGAGCGGCTAATGGTTTAGCAATCCCCCTAGTACAAGACCTAACGTTAAACACAAGCCCGGGGACTGTGAGATATTCAACATTGGATAGCACAGCCTCAAGTGCGTTTACAACAGTGGTAGAGAACTCAGTATCTCTAAACATGTTGCTAGACGACGATGTGTTCTTTGGTAATGCTGGTGTAACAAATAATAGTGTTGCAACAAATGGCCTTTGGACAACTTCAAATAACAAGACTGAAATATTCTTTAGTGTTGCTTTTGAAGGGTCAGATAGTGCTGATTACTTTATTAAAGGTAAAGGCTTTATTGGCGGATTGGCACCTAGTGCATCCATTGACCAAGCGGTCTGGATTTCACCAATGGAAATTACTGTGAATGGAGATCTTGAAAAAGATACCGTTTAATAAATAAGATTTAACACCCTCACAGTGTGGGGGTGTTATTTTTGGAGAAACAATGAAACACAATTGGTTAAGATTATTTGATAGTGAAGGCAACTGGCATGGTTCAGAGGATCACACTATTCGCGTAAATGGAGAAACACATGATGTTTACAAATACGCAAAAGCACACGGTATTGAATTACCGGGTAAACCAAAAAAACAAAAACAGATAAATACAGATATAGAGGAAAAGAGTTATGGAGATATGGAACAAGCACAGTCCCCAGAAAGTGTTGAAGAGCATGGAGATGGAGATAGCGAAAGCACAGAATGAAGTAAGATGTGCTTATAAGGATGTTGAAAAAGCATCAAACAGATTGGCATTTTGTTTAAGTGCCGTACACAATTTAAAAGACAGATTGGATAAAGATTTACAGGAGTAAGATATGAAATTATCAGAATTAGCAAAAAAACCACAATTACAAAAAATCACAATTACTAATGAAGCACTAGTTGAAAAATACGGTGATGAATTAGAATTTTTTATTTACGATAGACAACCCTTAGATATTTTCACAAAATTAGCAGACGTTAAAGAGGATAACGTGGGTGCTTATATCAATATTTTAAAAGATATTATTCGCAATGAAGAAGGTGAATTAGTAATGTCTGATGATTTGGTTTTGCCAATAGATGTATTGACAGAATCAATTAAGTTAATTGGCGAACATCTGGGAAAGTAACAAGCCATCAGATAGATGAAAAAAGCCAGGCAACTAACACTTTATTGATGTTAGATGCAATGGGCAAAAGATATGGTACTTTACCCAGTGTGTTGTTAAACAAGGCTGATTCTTTTGATTTGATGGTGTTTGACGTAGCAGTTACTTGGGAGAAGTATCAGCATGACAAAGCCAACAAAAAAGTTGATCAAAGTATGTATGATCAGCAAGAATTACAGAATTTAATGGATAGGGTAAAGGGTAAGAGTAACAAATGATTTTTTCAATAACTACAAATACTAAACAGGTAAAAAGACTTCTAGATGATCTAGAGGATTTACCCAGAGAAGTAGTCAAAGAAGCATACAAATTTTATAAGGATATTACTCCTATTAACAAAGGCAATGCCAGAAGAAAGACATATCTCAGAGGTACTAAAATAGAAAGCCGTTACCCTTATGCGGGTGAACTTGATGACGGAAAAAGTCCACAAGCACCTGAAGGTATGACTAAACCCACAATCAAAGAGATGAAAAAGATCTTTGATAAAAAAATAGATAGGTTGAACAGATAATGGCTAAAAGTATTGAAGTAGTATTAAAGTTAAATGACAGAAATTTTACACGTGGAATTAAACGTGCTAACAGAGAATTAGACAAATTCCAAAGAAATGTAAAACAAACCCGTAGTTCAAACACACAATTAAGTGGTGGTGGACAAGGCGGCTTTGGAGGCTTAACAACAGCAGTAGCGGCATTTGGTTCAGCGGCCGCACTTTCCGGTAATAACTTAAAAACAAATTTAAGACTACAAAAATCATTTGGTGATGGAATTTCCAATAATATAACTCGTTTAAGTAATTATTTCGAGTCAATTAAAGGTACAGAAAAAAGCAGTAGTGAATTATATAATGTAACTAGATTACTTAAAAATAATAATGAGGACTTTAGACAAAGTTATTATGATTTAACAAAAGCAGTAGATGATGCATCAATGTCACAAAAAGGAATGACAGCTCGTTCATTAAAATTTGTTAGCATTGCCGCACTTGTTGGTGCCGCTGTTGGTGGAATAGTAATATCTTTTCAAAATTTAAAATCTGCTTTAACTATTTCAGCAGAATTTGAACAAATTGAAATAACACTGGGTAACTTAACTGGTAGTGCTGAAAAAGGCGCCAGAGCATTAGATGTTATTACACAAAAAGCACAGGAATTACCATTCTCGTTCAGAGAATTAGCAGGTGCTTCACCAGTATTACTCACAGTTAGTAAAAATTTAGAAGAATTTCAAACAAACATACAATTAGCCGCAGATATTGCCGCTAACTTTGGTATTCCTTTTGAACAGGCCGCAAGTTCCTTACAAAGAGCATTCAGTGCCGGTGCCGCGGCAGCAGATGTATTCAGAGAAAAGGGTGTTTTAGCGGCAGCCGGATTCCAAGCAGGTGTAAGTTATAGTGTTGAAGAAACCATACAAAAATTTAATGAATTTGGTGATCAAATTGAAGGTGTATCTAGTAAATTAAATACATCCTTAACAGGTGCTGTATCTCAGGCAGGCGACGCCTTTACACAGTTCCAAAAAGCAATTGGTGACAGTATTAAACCAGAACTAACTGTATTTTTAAACAATTTAGTCACCATTGTAAGAAACAACAAAGAAGAAATAGACAAATTTGCCAAAGCATTTGGTGAAGGTGCCTTAAATGCTATTATAGGTGTTGCTAGAGCAGGTGCTGTAATATTGGATGTATTTTCCAGTATATTTGGCGTTGTAAAAAGTGTCAATAATATATTAGTTGAAAATTTTGGACCTGGCTTATTAGAAGTAGCAACGTCAATATATGTTGTAACAAAAGCCGTAAATGCATTTAAAATAGCACAAATGGCTGCCGCCAACGCCGCAATATTTTTACAAGGTGTAACAGGTGTAGGTTTATTAAAAGTAGGTGCAGGTATAGCCGCGGCGGCTGCCACAGCCGCAACCTTAAGTGTTGCATTTGACAAAGCCGCAGAATCTTTTACAACTTTGGGAACTGAAGGTGAACCCAATAGTAATTTAGGTAAGTTAAATGCCTTAATAGCAGATATGCAATTGGGTGTGGAAGGATTGGCACCAGCCGCAGTAGCAGCCACAGAACCTTTAAAAGAGTTAACAGTAGATATAGCCACAGGCGCAGAAGCGGCCGCAGATTCTATAAAAGATACAAAAACAGCATTACAAAAATACAGAGAAGAATTAGAATTTGCTTTAGGAACAACAGAAGAATATAATGTGTTCTTAGCAAGGTTAAATGAATTATTTGAAACGGGTCAAATAGGTATTGAGGAATACAGAAATTTATTACGTGATTTACAAGACCAATTCTCACAAAATGAAGGTTTAAATAATTTCTTAGATACTTTGGGTTCAGCACAAAAATCGTTAAGTGAAGATTTAGTAGAAGCATTTAGAAAAGGTGAAAGTGCTAGTGGATCATTTAAAAAGTTCTTTAAAACAGTTATAGATCAAATTATTGCTGACATATTTAGATTAGCAGTTATACAACCTATACTAAGTACAATACTAGGACCATTTGGATATGGATTTGGAACTGGAGGTAATGTTATTAAATTACCTGGTAAAGCAGATGGCGGCCCTGTAATGAAAAATAAACCATACATAGTTGGTGAAGAAGGCCCTGAATTGTTTGTTCCAAGTAGTGCAGGAAATATTGTTCCTAATGGACAATTTGGTGGCGGTGGCACAACTGTAAATTATAATATACAGGCAGTTGATGCACCTTCATTCCAGCAATTGGTAGCAAGAGATCCAGAATTTATATTTAACGTAAGTAGAGCAGGTTCAAGACGAACACCAGCATAGGAGATAAACAGTGAGTCTACAAACAATTATAGATAACGCAACTTATGTAGAATTTGACATAAGAGAATTAAGTGGTAGCACATTATCACGTAGTGGACATTATAAAACAGCAGATCGTAATGTAAATGTTTATTCTTTTAAAGTTGGTATGCACGATGGTTTAAAATACAGCACCAGCAGAAGTATTATACAAGATGTTTATAGTACAGGTAGCACAACAGAGGCCAATATAAGTCTTAATAATAATAGTGGTATGAATTATTTAACTGAATATCAGGGAGATTTAACAACAGGCCAACAAGCAGAACTAACATTAAATAGCACATTTGGTAGTGAAATATATGTAGATCAAACAGGCATAACAGGTAATACATCAGGATATGCTTTTATATTTAAAAAGGGCGATTTTATTCAGCCAAAAGGCAATACAGATACTTATAGGTATCCTTATCAAGTAACAAGTGATGTAGCATTTAACATAGCAGATAGCAACACAACAATACCAGTACATAGACCTATTTTAAGTCAATCAGGTGTAGCATTGACAAGTGGTGGTATTAAAGTGGGTAATGATGTAAGATGGCAGGTTAAAATAACCAATCTACCCAAATACACCATAGCACCACATGACAGAATA